TCATTGGTTCTCAGATTGCTGAAGGTAAGTTGTCACCTACATATATTAATAATATACCTCCGGCAATAGGTAGAACAGTAAGCGCTGATGCAAAACCAAGAAGAGGTTCAGATCGTATTGGTGGATCAGAAGGACAGCAGGCGAGGTTCAAAGTATGATTTATATTCCAGATCCAGCTTATAATCCAGAATTTCAGCCAAAGATTACTTCTCGTGTCAAATTAGCACCGGGTATTACTATGTCAAAATTTCTTGGTGGATATGGTGATCAAGTTACATTAAGCCATATTGCAACTGAAGAAGAAAAACTGGAAATTGCTAAGCATTTTTATATGCATGCACAAGCAATGCTTACTATTGATAAACATAAAGGAGAGTTTGCTGACTTTCGTTTAATTGTTGCTGAAGGGTTATATAGAAAAGGTGATAACGAAGTGCTAGATCCTAATAGCATTAATTATAAAATGACAAAAGGTCAAACAGTTGTATATGAATTACTAGATAACGAAGGTAACAGCAACTTAGAAAAAACATTTGATCTTGCTGTATTCTGGAAAGATAATCTTCAATTTGATAAATTAATTTTAGACTACGATACATATAATCCGAATGGATCTGTTAATGCACAAGTTATTTTAACTATGCCAGAAATATCAGCTTTATGGCAAATTGAATATAAAAACAAAATAGAAACAAGGTTTAATAACTTCGTACAAGGTACAAATGAATTGATTGAAATTAAACCACTTAATACAGAAAAAACTACTCAAGTTTATTAATAAATAGATAAGTTATGGCAAATAGATCTTTTTCAATCGAAGATGGCAATCTTAATAGTTCAGCATTAGTTGTATCACGTAGTCGTGTATATAAAGATATAGACTTGACTTTTGCAAAGAAACCATCTGGTGATATTTTTAAAAAAACTGATGCTGCAGCTGTTAAGCAATCAGTAAAAAATATTCTATTGACGAATAGCACAGAAAAACCATTTGCGCCTAAGTATGGTGCAAACTTAAATGCTTTTCTTTTTAACTTAGATGTTGAATTTGATCTAGATCTTCTTGAAGAAAGAATTATTGAATCAGTAGATAGATATGAATCTAGAGCTAAAGTTGTTAATGTAGATTTAGCTGTTTATGGTGATCAACACCTAGTTAAAGCAACTGTAACTTTTAGAATTTTAAACACAAGTGAAGAAGACACAATTGAATTAAATCTAACGAGGTTAAGATAAATGACCACCACAATTAAATCATCAGATCTTGATTTTAATACAATCAAGATTAGGCTCAAAGACTATTTAAAATCTACTACAGAGTTTGCTGACTATGATTTTGAAGCTTCTGGTCTTTCAAACATTCTTGATGTTTTAGCATATAATACACATGTGAATGGTCTTACTGCTAATTTTGCATTAAATGAATCTTTTTTGAATACTGCTCAGCTTAGGTCTTCGGTTGTATCTCATGCAGAAATGTTAGGCTATGTTCCACTTTCAATGGTAGCCGCTCGAGCGTTTCTTAATTGTTCAATTATTGTGTCTAATCCGACTCGTCCAACTAGTATCACACTTCCAAGAGGTGCATCATTCTCTGCAACTGCTGCTGGAGTGTCATATACCTTTAGAACAATTGAAGCTTATACAGCCTTAGATAACGGTAGTGGTGTTTATGAATTTTTAACAAGTACTGGCGATGATGCAATTCCAGTATATGAAGGACAAGAAACTACTAAAACATTTTTTGTTGGTGAAAAAACTGAACAACATGTTTACGTGATCCCTGATGTTACAATGGATGCATCAACTTTATATGTTAGAGTTTATGATACAGCTTCAAGTTCTAATTTTGAAACATACACTAATGTTAATACGGCAATTCGAATCAATTCAGATTCAAAGCATTTTCAAATTAAAGAAGTGCCTAATGGTTATTATGAAATCATATTTAGTGATGGATTTACAATTGGTAAAGCTCCAGCGGCTGGAAATAAAATTGTAGTAACATACTTATCAACTGTTGGTGAATTAGCTAATAATGCTTCAGTATTTACTGCTAATACTGATGTCACTGTAAACGGTGATGAGTATCCATTAATTGTTTCTACTGAAGCAGAATCTGCAAATGGTGCACAAAAAGAAGCATTAGAATCTATTAGAATTAACGCACCACTTCTATTTCTTTCTCAACAAAGATTAGTTACAGCTGAAGATTATACTGCACAAATTCTTTCAAAATATAACTATATTATTGACGATGTTATTTCTTGGGGAGGTGAAGATAATATTCCTCCACAATATGGAAAAACGTACGTTGGACTAAAGTTTAAAGATAATACTTCTTCTATTGTACAAGAAGCAACTAAGAATGATATTAAAAATACGTTAACAGATAATATGGCAGTTATGTCAATTGATACTGTCTATGCTGATCCAGTTACTACTTTTTTAGAAGTAGAAGCAATTTTTAACTTTGATCCTGATTTAACTACTAGCACAGCAAAAGCAACTGAAAATCAAGTGTTTTCTACAATCCAACAATACTTTACTGACAATCTTAAAAGGTTTGGCAAAGTTTGGAGAAGATCTAATTTGCTTAGTCTTATCGATGATATTGATGCATCTATTTTGAATGCTAATATTAATATCAAATTGCAACAGCAAATTACACCAGTGACTGGCCAAGCATTATCATATAAAATTAATTTTCCTGTTGCGATTGCAACGCCTGATGATGAATTTACTCGAGTAACTAGTAGTAGATTTACATTTAATTCTAGAATTTGTTTTATTAGAAATAAATTAAGCTCTACTAAATTACAAGTCATAAATGCCGATGGTGGAGTTGAAGTTGATAATGTTGGAACCTATGCCGCAGACACAGGCGTTGTTTCGTTAGAAGGTTTCAATCCAACTTCTATTGAAGGAGGAAGCATTTTAAGAATATCGGTAACACCATCTAATCAAAGTACAATTAGACCATTGCGTAATTATATTTTGGACATTGACGTTCAATTATCATCTGCACTAGCTATTATTGATTATCAGAATACTAATATTACGTTGTAAAATATGTCACATAAACTAAAAGATGTCAATCGCAGAAATGTAAACTTTAGAAAACGAAGCGTTGCTGAAGTTTTACCTGAGTTTTTTCGCGCAGAATACCCTGATTTAATTAAAGTTTTAGAATTATATTATAACTTTTTAGATTCTGATAGCACACACGCTTTTGATACTGAAGTTAGACAATTAAACTCTATTAGAGATATTCAAGAAACACCGACCGAATATCTAAACTTGCTTATTAATGAAACAACATCTCTACCGGGCGGTGGATTGTTTAAAGATCCACGCTTTACTATGACAAGATTTGCAGAAAGTTATAGAAATAAAGGATCTAGATTTTCAATTGAAGAATTTTTTCAAGCGTTCTATCAACAACCAGTAGATGTATTATATCCTAAGAAAGATATATTCATTGTTGGAGAATCAGATATTGGCTATAACTCTCTTAAGTTTATTCAAAATAATGGAAAATATCAAATCTTCTCTATTCTAGTAAAAGTTGGATTAGGGACTTCACAATACGAAACACTTTATAAGAAGTTTGTTCATCCTGCTGGTTTTTATTTTGAAGGTGAAGTTATAACTGAAGCTGAAGCTAATTTAAATCTAGATCAAGCTCAAATTGTGTCAATTCCTGGACTGTCGGTTGGCATTGTTCAAGGAGAAGCATCAGCTGTACCTATTGCCTTTGGTAGTATGACAGGTCTTGTTGATTCTGATGGAACTAATGTTCGCTACAGCTTGAATGAAATTATACAGAAATACACAACATTTAGTAGTTCACAATTGGATAGCTTCTACGATAATATTAAACAAATCGTCAATCCGAACTCGTTTACGTTTGATGATAGTGATGTAGTTAGACCTGATCTATCACTTACTTTTGAAACTATAGATAATGATATGTTCACAAGATATCTCAGCGATTCGTCTTTCTAGTATAAATACTATTAAGATTTTAAGATAGGGCTAAATAATGACTAGACAAAATTTATCAACCGGCACAGTTGCTAATGATGGTAGTGGTGATACGTTACGTTCAGCTGCAACTAAAATCAATGCGAACTTTGTAGAGCTGTATAATCATTTTGGCGGTGATAGTGACATTCTCTCACCTGGAATTCAATTTGATAGTAATGGTATTATTTTTGAAGGTGATAGCGCAGATGCAAATGAGTTAATTCTTAAAGCGTTAACTCTTACTGCCGATAGAACAGTTATTCTTCCTGATGCATCTGGTGATGTAGTTATCGATACTGCTACTCAAACTTTAACTAATAAAACACTTACTTCACCGGTCATTGGTAGCATTAGTAATACTGGTACATTAACTCTTCCAACTAGCACAGATACTATCGTTGGAAGAGCAACATCTGATACATTAACTAATAAAATTATTACTTCACCGACAATTAATACGCCAACAATTGTTACTAGCATTAAAGATACAAATGGCGCAGTTTTACTTGGTGTTACACCAACAGCTTCTGCTGTAAATAATCTTACAGCTACTAATGCTGGATATAGTAATGCACCAACACTTGCTGTTGCAGGTGCAGATGCGAATATTAATTTAGCAGTTAGCTCTTTAGGTACTGGCGCTGTTTTTGTAAATAAAGTTGCATATGATACTCAAATTATGACAAACACTGGTACTTGCTCAAGTAGCAAAACCTTTATTCAATTGAATAAAGCGACTGCGATTACTGCAACTTTAGCTGATGGCACAGTAGTAGGTGAAATAAAAATCTTTATTAATAAAAATGCTGGATTAGCTACAGTAATTCCAACTAATTTTGCTCAAGGTACATCATTTGCACTTACACAAAATGGTTCTGCACAATGTGTATGGGATGGTTCTAATTGGTTTATGATTGGTGCTGCTAGTACTGCAAATGCATTAGTTACAATTACGTAATAGGAAACAAATATGTCTGCGATTGTTACAAATAAATTTAAAACTCAGATACTAGATACTGTATATGATGAAATCACTAATGCTACTGATAGATACTATATTGCTATTGGTAGATCAGAAGTGTGGGATAGTGCTGAAACTGTACCAGCACCAACAAATAGCTTAAGATCAATTCGAAACTTTAAGCTTTCTGGTCAATCAATTAAAAAAGTAACTGATGTTTCTTATGTTATTCCGAGATACAATTGGGTTTCTGGTACAATCTATAATTCATATGATGACGATCTTTCTGCAGTTCCTTCAAATGCTTACTATGTTATTACTGAAGACAATAACGTATATTTGTGCTTAAAGCAAGGTAAAACTGCATTAGGTGTATCAGTAGCTTCTACTGAAAAGCCATCATTTGGAGGCAATGTTCCAGTTAATATGGCTGATGGATATGTTTGGAAATTTATGTATTCATTATCTGGAACTACGAGTTCTAGATTCTTATCTTCAAACTTTATGCCTGTACAAAAGATTTATGATTCTGCAAATGCTCCTGGATTAACCGGAGTAGAAAGAGAACAAGCTACAGTTCAAGATGCAGCTACTAAAGGACAAATTGTAGGAGTTGCACTTACTAATCAAGGAAATGGATATACTAGTAATCCTACTGTAACTATTGAAGGAAACGGCAATGGCGCGGCAATGAGCGCAACAGTTTCTGGTGGTAAAGTCGTATTGCTTACACTAGATTCAAGCTTAGATAGTGGATTAACTATGGGCTATGGATATGATTATGCAAGTGTCACAATTAGTGGAGGCGGTGGATCAGGTGCTGCTGCTCGAGCAATCATAGGCAGCGATTCTGGAATAGGCGGCAACGCCATTGTTGATATGAGATCCTCATCTTTAATGTTTAACGTTAAACCTTCAGGCCCTGAAGGCGGAGACTTTATTGTTGCTAATCAAGATTTTAGACAAATTGCTTTGATTAAAAGACCATTAAAATATACTGATTCAGATTATACTAGTGACACGGGTAGATTACTTAGATATCTGCTTTTAACTGCATCTGCAGATGCTGAAACATTTACAAGAGATGTAGTAATTACCGGTTCAACTTCCGGAGCAAAAGCTATTATCGATGATATAGATAGTGATAAGCTATATGCTCATCAGACAGAAATAACCGGATTTAAAACTTTTAATGAAGGTGAAACAATTACTGGTGGTGGTCAAAGTGGTACTTTAGTTGCTGCTGGCGCTGATGCAGATAGTGATGCTTTTTATAATGGTAGTGTTGAAAGATTTAAACACGACATTCTTTATATTGAAAACAGAGCACCGGTTGAAAGAACTCTTACACAAACTGAAGATATTAAAGCTGTAATTACTCTATAGGATAAATTAAAATGGCAACTACTATTACTAGCTCAACATTTACTAATACATATAAAGATGATTATCTTGATAGTGATAACTATCATAAGATTCTCTTTAATAGCGGTGTTGCGCTACAAGCTAGAGAGTTAACTCAACTTCAGACTATTATTCAAAATCAAATTAAAAGATTTGGTGATAATATTTTTGTAGAAGGAGCAGTTGTTAA